TAAATTATCAGTTACAGCAACTAAATCACCAGTAGTAAAACTAGCAAAATTAGCATCATCATTTTTACCAAAATACTTATCACCTTTAACAGAGTCTAATATAGCATAAGCTTTATATTCTGTATCAGGAAGTACAGTAGTATTGAATCCTGTAGCTCTTCTAACACCGTAAGATGGTAGCTCACATTTCTGTGTAGATACAGTCATAATTTTATCTCTATCAATAATTCCTTGTCCTGGAGATCCTGGCATTAAACCCTGATCACCTAATCCAAAGTTATTAATAGAAGTAGTATTAGCACTTTTTGGAGTACCTTGAACTACTTGAATACTTTTAACATTTGCAGCTGTAGTAGCTGCTGGAATAAAGTTTTGAATAGCAACAGTACCATCAATATCTTTTGTTAATACTCCCAATTGTCCATCAGCAATATTTAGTGCATTAGTAGTAGATGTCATTTGACCAGTAGCTAGTGCTTGATCATCTTTACCTATTAAATACGTATCTAAATGTTGTTTATTAGTTCTTTTTCTCATCTATTATTTTATTTTCTCAGTTACTAAATTATATCTATTTATATTTTCTAATCTTCTTGCAAATTCTTGCACACACATATCTATCAGGAGAGTATGGTAGTTTTCAGGTATTTCTGAAGAAACTCTATCAGTAGTGGTATTGTAATAAACATTACAACTTGCAGGATTTCCTCCATCATTTATACAATTAACATAATCAATACTATCATAAGTTCCTAAAAATACATCCACAGGTTCTTTAATATACTCTACATATATCCCACTAGATATATCTATTACACCATTAGTATAAACATACAAACTAGATTCAGAATCAATATCAGAAGAACTTTTTATTGTTGCAATAAGACTTCTCCATTGAAAAGAAGGTCCTCTAAAAGCATCATCTAAAAGTAAGTTTATATCATCATGCTGTTCTAGTTTAATATTAAACTTACCACAAGTTGGATCTATATAATAGACTCTGATTAAATGTTTGTACTTGTATTTTAATCCATCAAAATCAAACTCATAAACTTCTAAATCTGAATTATAAAGTACAGGTAATAATTTTACTTGTTCTGGTTGACCAACTACTAATGTAGAAAGCATATCAGTTCTTTGCTGTACAGATTCAAATCCTAGCTTATTTCTATTGTATATATTCCCCGAATAGTAAGTTTCAATATACAAATGTTGAATATCATTAATTAACGCATCTATTTCAGCATCACTCAAATCTTTCTTATGATTTGAGTCAAGTTTATTAGCTCGTTGCTTAAATTCCCAATGCATTTGTGTAATATCCATTATTTAAACTTTACTCCTTTTGCTTTCAATTCTGTAATTAAATCTCCATAGTAATTAGATAATTCACTCTCTTCTTCATATTTTTCAAATTCCGAAATAAAGAACTTTTCTAATTTAGCTAAACTGTTATGTGTATATACATTTGGCTCTAGCTTTTTAGATCCCCATACGAATTTATTATCTGTAATATAAATTACGTTACTATTGAGAGCTTGCTGTATAGCGTATTTCACTTCTAATATCTCCAAGCCTTCTTTAGATTTTAACAACTTAGTTGCTGCAATAAACTTATCTATATTCTCAAACTGATGCTTGTTAACATTATCTTTTAAATATGAGTTAAGTATTCCATCAACAGCATGTTGTGTCATTTCTCCAGCTATTAAAGGCTGTCCATTATGATCAGTTAAAATACTAATAACCTTATGTTTAGATAAGCTAGGAGTTTCATTCTGTAATTTAACTAATTCATAAACAGAAAGATTTATTAGTTTATTTCTTGAAGATGCTTCTTTAATATCTTCTTCTCTTTCAGCAATATAGAAATGATGCTCATTATTATTCATTGTAGATTTACCAGAAGCAATCTTTCTATGATTTTGCAATAAAAGAATAGAAAATCTACCTTCAATTGTTGAATCATCAAACACATTAGAACCATCAACAAGAGTTACTTTAAACTTCTGTAAAAATGTACGATCATCTGCATTACCATCTGCCTTATTATTAGAAGGATAATGGAATATACTATTAGGCAATATTTTACTATAAGGTCTTTTAGATGTATAGTAATTTCTACTCATTCCATCTATAATCTCATAATAAGTTTGCTTTGTAATCTCATCAGCAGAAAGAATAACTTTTAATTGTTCAACAGTCCAACTATCATCCAATGCATAATTATTAATAACTTCCATAGGTTCAGAACCTTTCAACTTATTAGGTATCAATTTATCTAACCCAGTAATTAATTTATTATCATTAGCATCAAAAGAAAAGTTTTCTATTGTTTCAAACTCTTTAGTTTTATTCATTGAGGTTTCAATAACTGAACCTAAATGATCAACCATAACATGTTTTTGCAATCTTCTTCCTTGTGGATCACTACTCCTGATTACAGGTCTTACTATTAATTTCATTAAATATAATTTGTTTTGTTTAAAAATGGAGGGAAATTAATCCCTCCATCAAATATACTAATTTCTAGGTAAAAATTCCATTCTTCCAACACGAGTTATATCCCATATACCTAACCCATAAGTAGATTCTCTATGAATACCTACTTCTTTGTTACTGCTGTATGTGTTTTCACCAGTATTTTCAGCACCAGTTTGAAAGTTATATACACCTTCAACAGTCCAATACTCTTCAGCACCATCTTCCATTACCATAGTAATATTAGATGAAGTACTAGTTCCTATAGCTTTCTGATCAGTTGTACCAAAATCATAAATATCAAAATTAAATGATTCAACAGTTCTATTTGTTCCTGGAGCAAGCTCTGGGAATAGTCTTCTGTTATCTTTCATTGGATCATGAATAACTTCAACTATAATTCCATTAGGGAATCTAATCTTAGTAAACTGTGCACCAAAAGCCAAAGCTTTAGTATTGTATTTAGATTTCTCATCTGTAATAAACTTACTATCTACTAATGTAAATAAAGATGCTTCTTGAGCAATAAGTCTAGAGAAAAACTCAATACCACCTTCACCAGCAGACAATTTAATATGTCTATCTTGGAAATTCTTTCTTGTAATAAAGATAGCATTAATAAATTCATACATATCAGAAAGAGTCAAATCACCATTATGAGTATAGTAGTAAGAATCTCTTACCATTTGTCTCCAACCTGGGGCAACTTTTCTTGTTCTTCCTGAATCAATATCAACAGATTGTTCAAGTCTACCAAATTCCATACCCATCTCTTTATCCATGGCTAACTTTTCAGCCAACCTTGCTTCAGCAACAGTAATGTATGCACCAGCAGAAACTTTCTTACCAGTAGTTTTACTATATCCTGGAACAGTATACATAGCTCCTACACCAACAGCATCACTATAACTTTTGTTGTCAAAAGAAGATTTAGCTTTGTTAACTTTACCTTTCTTTCTACATCCAATTTCAGTTCTAATAAACTTATCAGTAAATTCCATCTTACGACCAACTCTACCAATAATAGACTGTAGGCTAAACATATTAGCTACATAATCACCAGCTCTTTTCTGATTTAATTCTTCAGCAACAGCAGTAAAACCTTCAGTTACAGTTCTTTTTGGCTGTAAATATTTAGGGTCAATCCATGCATTAATATCACCATCTTGTAATTCTACAATATGTTCAAATACATAAGGAGCAATTTGCTTAGGATGTCCTAAGATTCTAAGGAATGGAGCATTAGAGCTTTCTGTCTTTAGTAAAATAGGTTCATGAAACCAATCTCTATCTAAATAAATTTTAAATTGAGTTTTACCTTTACCTGGCTGTGTTGGTAAGTTAGGGTCTACTCTTACAATTCTAGCCCTAACATCAGTGTCAGTCTTTAATTGCCATTTGTAATCTGTAACACCAGGATCAGTCATATAGTAATTACCATTACCTATTGTCATCCAGTTCCATTTCTTATTTATCATATCAGATGATAAATCAGAAGAGAACATTTGTGCCTCCATTACACCAAAGTCATGTGCTTTGTATTTACGAAATATTTCAGAGTGAGTAAATGAATCCATATGAGATCCACCCCATTCTTTTCTTTCTACTAGTTTAATTGCAGTCTTTCTATCCATTTTAATTTTTTAATTATAGAGTTAATTCTATATCGTCTTTAAATAATTTAACATTTCTTTTTTTAGATGTGGATTTATTAGTTCTTACATTACTAAAATTATCTTTCATCTGGTTATTTCTTATTTTTTTAGTTTCCTTAGAAGCTCCTTTTGCCTCTATAGAAGAAAAATCAAACTCTCCAGCTTCCTGATCATACATTCTATAAACATTAAGTAATTGCACTAATGCTTTAGGGTTTTGCTGTATATGCCCATTAATAGATTGTATAACATTCGGGCTAAGAAATTTCTTTAAGTCATTCTTAACAGAACTATTCCATCCAGTATTTTCAATTTCATTAACAATAGAACTATAATGTTCTTGTCTTTGTTTTTGATAACTTTCTTGAACTTTTTCTTGCTCAATTAACATTTGTTGAGACTTCTGCTTTTTAGATTTATTGATAGAATCAATAACACCTTTTGCTTTTGCTTTAAGTTTATTCTTATCTTCTAAGATATCTAAATGATCATCAATATCATCTTCATCATATCTACCAGTTTTTAAGAATTGATCTCTTAGGAACTCTCTAGCAGTTTCTTCTGACTCTAATATATTTAATGCAGATATTTCAGAACCCTCTTTAACAACATTAAAAAACTCATTAAGCTTATCAATAGAAGCATCACTGCCCAATGAGAATGCATATCTAATTAAGTCTTGTGTTGCTTGAGGTGCTTCAGTGATAATTTGTCTAGCAATAACACTTGGTAGTTCATCAATTTTACGTTCTAATCCATCCCAACTATTATCATATTGGTCATCTTCATCTAAAATTCCTTTATCTACTAAAGTTTTATATATTGCTATTGCGTCATCATCTCCTTCAATCTCATCAATATCATCATCTTGAGTTTTAGTATTAACTTCTTCTAAATCACTTTCTTTTACTTCTTCTGTTGTTTCTACTTCTTGGTCTTCAATAATTTCATCTTCATCCTCTTCTATTTGGACAAACACAAAATCATCTACTCCTACTTTGTCATCTTTTTCATCATCTAAATTCATAACATCTTTGTTTTTACAAATAAACTAATAAATTACTATAAAATTTGCACATATACATAAATTTGTTATTTTGAATATGTATATGTACATTTGTTAAAAATTAATCTTTATTTTTTTCCTTTTTAATTTGCAAATCTCGCTCTTTTAAATCCAATGCTCTACTATTTAAGATATTATCCATGTTTTTATGAGCATCTTTTTGTTTTATCTTAGCTTCTTCTAGTAAAATTCTAGCTTCAGCACTAACATCTGGAACACCATCATTGTTTTTATCTTCCATATTAAAAGACATTGCTCTAACAGTTTCTTTCCCAATAGCAGTCTCTCTTATTTCACCTTGTTCTAGTAACATAAATTTAACTTGGAACTCTCTTTCATCAACTTTAGCTTTTTCTAAAGCAGCTTGCATTTTTTGCTCATGCTCTTGTTGCATCTGTTGTTGTTGTTGTTGTCTATTTCTTTGCTTTTCACTTTCTACAGTTATCATTTTATGTATTTCTTCAGGAGATGCTCCATTAGAAATTGATTTAATAATAGAAGATATATTTTCAGCACCTTCTCCAGCATTTTGAGCTATTGCATGGACCATTGACAACATTGATTCTCTATAAAACTTATTCTGCCCAGAATCAGATAAGTGCAACCCTATGTCTTCATGAGATAAGTAATCAGGTAATACTTTTATTAATTCTTGATTACCATCAGGTAAAGCATATTGAATATAGTGTTCATTAACTCCAGGATTGTTTCTAAAGTAATCTTTAAGCTGTCTTACATGGTTCTTTAGTTGTTCATTAACAACTTGCTTCTAGATCAATTCTAAGAAGTAAAAATATATCTCTGTAATGTTATATGACTGTTGGACAGCTAATTCATTATCTCTAACATTACTATTAGCACTTATTGATGCTTCTCTTTGTGGAGATATTCCCATGTGCATACCCATTTCAACATCTAACATTTGAGATAAGTGTTGTAAGTTTAATATCTCTTGAATAGAACCACTCACATAAGCACTTCCACCTGGTGATCTTGTTGAAGGAGGTAAGTTACCTAGTGTTGATTGAGAGCCTGAATAGTAATTTTTACCTGTTACTCTTTTCAATACAGAATGTGCTGTAATAGGATCATTTCCAAATAAATATTCTCCATCAGCATCTTTACCTAATTCAGTAGGTATTTGATCAACATCTACATTTTCAGTAAATCCTTCATACTTTGAAAGTTCTCTATTCTGTAAATGCTTAACAAACATATACTGCCAATTAGTAGGTATAGCTCTTTGTATTGGAGAAATACTATCAGCATTAGAGGAATCAATAATAGCCCCTTTACAAGATAATTCAAATGTAGAAAAAGGTCTTTCAATATTTAAAGGTTGTCTAGGGCATTCTCTCATATCTATATATACATCACTACCTAACCTAGTTACTTCATATCTTCTAGGAATCCATAACCTTTCAGCTTCATAAGTAGCACCTGTTTCATCAGACCATATATATTTATCAACTTCTACATCAAACTTATTAGTATAAGTAACTTTTTCAGCTTCATTAGGAATGTCCATTCCAGCATCTAATAATGTTGTAATAGGTTCTCCATATTCATCAGTGTACGTAAAGTACATTACTTCTTTATATGCTTTAAATTCTAAATAAGTTTCCCATACAATATGATTTCTGTATGAATTATTGGTAGTTCCTGAACCTTGATGTTTACCAACAAACATTCTATTTTTCCTATTAGTAGAATCATCTCTAATTAAGTGATCATTAATATGGTCAAATTTATATTCAGCATTACCACCAAAAGCATCATCCCTTTTATCCATAGTATTAGGATTGTTACTAAACATTCCTATTTTATCTATTTCTTCATCAGTAAGTTTATTAGAGTAATCATCCAATATACTTCCTAATGTTCTAGGTTGCCTTGTGTAGTAACAATCTGCTTTAGAAAGATAAAACTCATCAGGAGATTTATGAAACCCTACAAACAATGGATTAAGTACTTCAATATGAGGCTTACCATGTTTCCATCCATTCTTTACAAAGAACCTAGCTACTTTAAATAAATCATCAAAAGATGATATTCTTTTTCTTTTAACTTCTTGATCTAAAGTTATAAACTTGATCATTTTATTATAGAAAATTTCAGCTTCAGATTGAAAGTTCTTAACATTAAGATCTTCTGGAGTTTCTGTAACTCTTATCTGATTAATTATTTCTTGTACTTCTTCTTCACTCTTACCTTTCATTTGCATCTCTACAGCCTGTATAGCTAGTTGTACATCTTCTTCTACAGATGCTTTTAAAAGAGCTAAGAACTCTTTATTCTTACTTTTAAGTGCCTTTAATGAAAGTAGTATTATTTGAAGATTGATACTTCTATTCTTTAAATCACCTTTTAAGATATTTAACTTAGTAGGTAGTTTATTGTAAGGTATAAACTCACTTTCCAATCCCTCTAATTTACTAGGATTACAGAATGCTGAAATTTCTTCTTTAAAAGAAGACAAATCATTATTCATAAGCTCATATACTTTTTTCATCTCATCATAACCTTCAATATTCTCATTCCAAAAAGGTAAATATTGTTCTGCTACATCAATAAACCACTGTTTATCATGAGCATACTTTTCTTTTTCAGAAATTTTCAATTTGAAGGGTAGATTTACACCAACATGTGATGTGTTTTTATTCTTTACCATTTATTATTATGTATTTAGTATTTACTAATAGTTTAAACGAAGAGAATGCATTTTTAATACTTGCAATAGGTACTAATGAAGGATCAATAATTCCTGACTCTAGGAATCTCTCATATCTCATTGTTTTAACATTAAGGTGTTTCCCTTCAATAGTAGTATCTATTTTACAATTAGCATTCTCTAGAATTGTCATTGCTGGCAACTCACATATATCTAACACTTCTTTATATTTATATAATTCCCATCCACCACCAATAATATAACCATACTTGATAGTAGACTTACATGCTTCTACAGCATCTTCCAACCTATAGAATAATTCATCTCTTTCAGCAGGGGTAGTACCACCAACATATATGTTTACTATAAGCCCTGATAATGCGTAGTATCTTTCTAGGTATTTAACTCTATCATATTCTTCTTCAGCAGTTTCAGAAAGAGTTTTTAACTTCTTTCTTCTAGCCTTATAAGCATTTGTTTTATTTTCTACTTGTAAATTAAAAGTATGTGTTGTAACTGTTAATTGATCAACAGTCATATCTTCATTACAATAAGCAATAATATCTTTATAGTTTTCTTGTATTTGATCACCATAACCAGGAGATTTAACTAGAACTACATTAGATACTTTATTTTGTATAATCATTTTTACAAAGTTCTGATCATATTCTGGAGCTATAAATATATAGCTGTTATCATTCTGAACAGCATCACCAAGTAATTGCTGGTAATTGTTTAAATTAACCTTCTTAGATTCTATAATAACTTTAACATCATTAAGAATACATTTATCATCTTCTGTATTTACACAAGTATTGACTAAATACCCTCCATGAAATTGTAATCCTTTTTCAATTTCATAATAACTATCTAAAGCATTATTAGACTTTTCTAGATTTATATCACACTCTATACCTACAGATTTATAAATATCATAGATTAATTTACCTGCTTTTTCACTCCCAGAAGAAACAGTAGCTATCTCTTTCAATCTAAGCTTACTTTTATTATCTTTCTTGATCTTGTAAGAGTTTTCAATTATCTCACTACTGATAAGATCAATACTACTTTCTAAATCTCTTAAATACTCATTAATATCATCAGGTTTATCACTTACCCACTTATTAATAAATCCTTGCAACATTACGGCAGTGCATGTAGTACCATCACCAACCTGTTTAACAGTTTGATTACATGCATCTTTTACAATGTTAGCACCTATTAAGTGATACCCATTACCTTTAGGATAATAGAAGTTAGCCACAGATACACCATCTTGTGAAAACTCTATGTTATTATTGTCTAAGAATAATACATTCTTTCCTTTACCACCCATTGTAGATTTAATACAATTAACAGATGTATCAATACCTTCTATTACTTCTTCTATGTTTTTGCTTACTTCTAGTGTTTGCATTTGGTATAAATTTATTTAATGAATTAACAGTTTGTTTTTTTACTTTCTCTTGAATTTCTTTCTCTTTTGAAGCTAATGTTTCAAAATAACCTAATACACATCCTACAAAACCCATAACAGCATCAAAGTTACCATCAAGATTAAAATCTTTCATTTGACGTATTAAAAATATACAAGGTATTCTTTCTATATTTAGCTTTGTACCATCATTGAGAGTTGTTTCTTCAAGTAACCATTCAGATACTTTTTGTATAAGATCTAGTTTAGAATGTCTATTACCAACAATATAACCATAATTAGTAACATATTTACTAATTGCTGAATTACCTTTTGTTAATTGAGGTCTTAAACATAATAAAGCAGCTTTATTTTTACCTACAAAATGTTCTCTACATTTCTCTCCAGCATTAGCTTCATACCACAACCCTCTAACAGGATTACCATAAAATGCTAACAACTTTTCTAAATTCTTATAATACTCTGTTCTACCTAATAATGGTTTACCAATATAACTAGCTACTATTGTATTACCATTATACCCAGCAGTAATGTATTTTGGATTCATTACAATGTATGAAGTAGCTATTGAACCACCTTTATCAATATCATCAGCTACATAAGGATCATGCCCTATAAGGTTATACATGTCATTTGGTACAGAACTATGGCCTGGTGGTATTTGTGGCTTCTCGTACATTGTAATACAGCCCTCCAAAGAACTCATTACTTTATCAAAAGGGAATGAAAAGAAAGGTTCTGCATTAACATCTACTTCATATTTCACTCCATTAGGGGAATTACTATCCCATGATAGCTTTATAGGAGTACCTATAGTTTTATATAAGTCATTCTCTAGTAATTGTGATTCTCTAGTTACAGATTCATCATAAGGTAGTAAATAACCTTTACTAGAAATCCACATCTCTGATGGCACTATGGGCCTATTCATTTTTTCTTCTAATAATACTTTAGGGTCAGAAGATTCAGCAGATTTATTTCTAATTTTAGCAATATGCTTGAAAACCTTATCAAAGTCAGTATTACCATTTTCATCTTTATATTGTCTTAAAGTAAGGGCAAAAGATAAGAAGAATGCTATATTATTACTATTTTCATATTCATCAGGCCTTTCAAGAATGAAATAATCTTGTGGATTGTTAAACATCTTTTTAGTTTGCTGGATCATTGCAATATTCCCAGAAGTACCTATATCTATTTGAACTCCAAATTGTACCCCATTCCTAGATACAGCAGAGTGATTAGATTGGTGTATATCAATACTATTAGGAGATAACCCAACTTCCTCTATAATACTAAAGTTATATCTACCACCAGCCCCTGCTTGTGCAGCAGATTGTTTCTTTGGTGAATAAGAAACATGGTATATTTTAGAACTAGATCCTTTCTTAATCTCTCTACCACCACTAAGAAGCTTATATTCATGCCTGTAAGGATTCTTTTTATTACCTGGATCTAAATTACCAGCCATCTCTTTAAATAATGGAGAAGGCCTAAATGTCTCTTTATTCATATCAGGATCACCATAAGCTCCTAATAAAGGATTAATTTCCAACTCTCTCATATTATTCATGATCTTACTACAGAACTCTGAAGACTTATCAGTATCAGCACTTCCTATAATAACTTCTGATTTTAATTCTAGATTTGGATATTTACGTATTCTATTATCCATTTCACCAATCATCTTTAAATTATAATCAGGAAATCTATAGTAGTCAGACTCTTTGTAGTATTTAGCACCATCAGTAACTAAGCAATGTAATCCAAACCCTAAAGCTACAATATATGATTTACCACCACCACGAGATCCAAGTATTAATGCATTCCTTGCTTCATTATAATATAAAGGTTGGCCCATATCTTTCTCATGAAGCATTTTTAAATACACTTCTGGAGTAATAAACTCTTTAAACTTACCTGAAGAAGTAAAAAACCTAGCATTATTAACTGGTGTATTAGGAACATTGGTTTTTTTAACATCAAATATACTTTTATCACAAGTAAATTTATCATCACCATAAAACCCAGAAAACCCCATTGCTTCAAAGATATAATATGTAATCTCCCACTCTAT